TTGCAGTGATGATTCCCGCATAACGTTTAATCAAGTATTTGATAATTGTCAACTGAGGATTGTCAAGGTCTGGAATTTTTCCATCTTCTGCATCCATTACAGTCAACGGAGTTACATCAGTCCATTTTTCATATACACGACTACCGTTTGAAGTAGAAACACTCTCAACACGTACATATTGTTGTAGCGAGTCATATTGGCGAACCAATGTGTTAATCATAGTACGGATATCTTGCGGAATAGTAAGTCCAGCAGCACTATCACTTCCGCTAGTTTCAGTTTTAGATGAAACGGTATTCATAAACGCCATAGGGTTACGAACCATATTCACGAAGTCTTTAACAAATTTGTCTTTGAGTTCATTTTCGCTTTTGTTCAATGGACCTTTTTCTTCTTCACGCATATTAACTACTTGCTCAGCTTGAGCTTCAACAAGTTGTTCTCTCAATGCGTCGCGGCGAACTTTTTCATTATCACGTTTATTTTTTAATTCTGACATAGCCTCTGCTGAAAAATTATCATCATTAAGAGCCATGTTGATTTGGTCATTAAAGTCTGTGACTTTATCTCCTGAAGCAATCCATGCTTCGTTCAATTGATTTACTGTTAATTTAACTCCCATTTGAGTCTCCTTTATTTTTCTAATAAAATAGCCAACTTACGAGAACGTAAATCGGCTTGTTTGTTTTCTATAATTGGGTCTTCTTTCGGAGGGTTATTCCGATTTTTGAAATTCATGAAATTCATAAATTCATTAAGTTTATCAGCAGTTGGAATATTGCCGATTGAGTTAGAAAATACTGGTTTATTAGCATCTACAAACATAATATTATCTGCAAATCCTTTATCCACTGCATCTTGAGCTGTCATCCATGTTTCGTTAGACATCAACTGCAATAAGTCAGATTGTTTCATACCAGTTTTTAATTCATAAGCTGCAGCAATAGATTGGTCAATACCATTTAAAACTTTAGCTTCTTGCTCAAAGTCATCAGCGTTACCTTGGCTACCACTCATAGCCTTATGAATCATCAATTGGGCTGTAGGGGAGATATTTACCGTATCTCCAGCCATTGCAATTACTGAAGCTGCAGATGCTGCCAACCCTTGAATGTTTACAGTTACAGGTTTACCATTCATCTTAATAGCAGTATAAATCTCAGAAGCTGCAAATACATCTCCGCCATTAGAAGCGATATTTAAAACAATTTCTTCATCATCAGCATTTACTAAGGCATCATTAACTTTAGAGGGACTTGTATAATCGATTCCAAACCAGTCATACATCATTCCGTAACTATTATCAACTACATCTCCTTTAATGTCGATTACTGTCATCATTTACCTCCTTTCTAAGAATAATCACCATGACCACCTCCTTTCCTATGGTACTGGCTCATTACTTTGGCCAGTTGTCTTTTTATTTGTATTTTCAGGGGCTGGTAGGTCTTTAGGAATATATCCTGCTTCTTGCAAGACAAATGTAGCTTGATTTTCAGCCAATGCACCCCATGTTGTAGCAGTACTAATAGTAGATAAGTAATTATCGCCAAGAGGGTCGATAGCTGGTCTCATGTTAACGCTTATGTGGTCGCTTAACTTATACTCTAATTCACTTATAGCAGGTCTTAAATAGCGATTTAATGCACTTGCGTACATTCCACTTATTTGTTGGATTGAAGATTGTTGGTCACCTTGTCCACCAATATAGCTGTCAGGAAGCCCATATACTTTAGCATATTGCTTAGAAGTCCAATCTGTTTGTGATAATAATTGAGCTACATTTGATTTAATTTCTAGTGCAGTAAATTCTTCAAGGTCATCTAATACTACAGGGCCACCACTTCTTGAACGTTTCATAAACGAACGAGAACGAGATGCTTTATCTTTATCACTAAGAAGCCCACCACCTTTAACAGTAAGTACACCAGGAACATTTAATGAACTATTCAATGAACTAATTGTTAATCTATCAGAGGCTCTTTGGATTTTTGATTCACGCCTCAAAGAGTAAAGTGGACTAATTCCAGTTTTACCACCATCGATTGATAGTAGTTTCATATGAATCAAATCGCTCTGTGGAGCTTGTAAAATAGGTTCTATCTTAGGATCATCAAAAGTGATGTTGTAATACATTCCATTTTCATACTCAAAATAATAAGTATTCACTTGAGATGGTCTTAAATATTCCCATTTCATATCAGCGCCGTTAGCATTTCTCCAACGATAAGCGAATGCTTCGCCTCCTAAAAGCAACTGTGCAAACATTGATTGCCAAAACCCATGTTTATTAGCATTAGTACTTGGATTATCAATGATTCCTTGATTCTTTTTCTTTTCAGCATTGATCTTAACTATTGCTAAATCACTAGATAGTTGCAAAATAATAGAAAATAGGTCTGAATTTCTTAATGCTGCACGAGCTGAAACCCATTCATTATTATCTCCAAGCAAACTTTCCATTATTTGAGCATCATTTCCATCTGGAAAATAGCTTTGAACACTACCAGCTTCTGGCGGATCATTTGTTTGGTTGATAAAGTTTAATATTGGCAAAATCAATCACCTCCCTTCGTAATTTTGGAACTAATAAACCAAGAACCAACTCCAAAAATAATAAATGTTACTGTTAATGTAATTCCACCAGCAAATAAGTTCATTAGAAAAACTGTGATATTTAACGTAATAGCTGCTAAAGAGAAGCATAGAACATCAAAAACATCCCATATTTTTTTAAAAAACGCTTTAAAAATCTTCATCGAATCCCCAATCATCATCTATTTCATCCTCAAGGTCTAATAAGCCAGATTCTTGGCTAGTAACCCATTCTTTTACTTGTTCTGGTGTCATATGCTCAACTTGCCAACTTCTATCATTAGCCATACCATAATCTTCAAAATGATTCATACCTTGATATAGAGCATCTATAATTGCATCAACAACGTCAATTTTAAGTGTAGCTTTTCGCTTATCTACTTGAATACCAACTGAATCTTCACGCAATACAGCATTTAATAATGCTTTTTCCATTATTTTGTCATCCAGACGGCTAATTGTTCCTTCAACAAATATCTTTTGTAAGAATTTAGTGGGCTTTGCCAGTTCTCCTGTCCGTTGCCTAATAGGTTGCAAATTAAATCCAGTATTATTAAGCAGCATTTGAATAACTTTAGTCACTCCCATTGCATCATATCCAAAAAATAAAACGTCAAGTGAATTTTCTTCTATATAATTTACAATCCACTCATAGAATTCATCATCATTGATTAATCCTTGTTGATGACTTGTGATTGTACAGAATCCTTTGGTTTCAAGTTCTCTATAGTTAATACCATCTTGCTTTTCTTTGGCTTCAATTGACCCTGCAGCTTGAAAAGGAATAAACGAATGTTGTTCAACATGCCATTTTGCCTGCCCTTCTTCGCTTACATACGGGTAAACAAAAGCAACTGCTGTATTATCTGATGACATAGAATAGTCAACACCAACATAACAGCGTTGACCATAGATATTAAATTCAGGAACAATCGCTTTTTCAACATCTGCTAGGTTTAAATAACTGTCTATATCTGATGAAAGCCACATGTTAAGATTCTTACATTGGAAGTCATGAACAGCACCAGTAAGTACATCGTTATCACGCTTATCAAGTAGTCCTTGCATGAGATTATCATGTTCTGAAGCTAAATCTAATAAAGGATTTGATTTTACCCAAGTTTCTGGCTTATAAGTTTCATCTAAACTGTCATTACTCCAAATTAAACATAGATAAGTATCAGCATCTCTTAAAAAGTCTTGTTCCATTGCTTGTTGCAGCATCTTCTCATCTTCATGAAAGGGAACTGTAGGGTCAGGATATGCTGTTGAAATTTGAACAAATTGACGGTTAGGAACTTTAACTTGCCCTGATACAATCTTAGAAATCTTCTCACGGCTTTTTACTTCGCCTATTTCATCAAAGATAGCGGTTGTAAAGTGATATGAATCATACTGTCCAGCTTCATGAGAAATTGGGCGAATCACATTATTATGGTTTCTCATAATAATTTTGTCAGCTTGTAAGCTTAGGTCGGTTTTATCAGCTATATTTTTCCATGGATTAATTGTTCTAAGGACATTAATCATCGATTTCAAATAGCCATATAATTTACCTGTTTGTTTTGCATTAATGGATGAAACTAAAAAGTCCTGGTTACTTAAACCACGACTTTCTACAAAAAATGAATAGGCCATTAATATGGCTAACATATAAGTTTTCCCTTGACCGCGTCCTACAGATATAATTGCACGACTGAAACGTTTACCACCTTCTTTATTTCTCCAACCTATTAATAAAGATAGCATAAACTTCTGCCACTCCATTAATTTAGTCGGTTCCATAGTATCTACGTTTGGAGCCATTTTAGAGAATTTCATTAACCTTTTTACATGTTTTACTTCGTAATTAAAAGGAAAATCTTCATTTCCTGTCCTTTTTAAGTCCTGTAAATGCCTAAAACATGCTAATTGCATTAAATATCCTGTTGTGTACTTTTCATCTAAGACATCAAAAGCATATTTTGTAGCAGGGTCTTGATATTCTTCTCTAATATCTTCATAATTTAGCGAATGATATGTACCGATAATATCATGGGTTTGAGTTAAATCAATCTTCATCGAAGAAATCCCCCATTCCATCATCTTCATTTTCGTTTGTTTGCATATTAAGTTCCATCAATTCAGAACGAGATTTTGGAGATAACCCTAATTCAGAACCAATCTTTGTAAGATTTTTTATTGCATCCGAGTAAATTTGAGTCATTGGATTACGTTTGAAACCTTGAAATTGTCTGTCAATAATTTCACCAGTCATATCTTGAACTGGTTTATAAATTTCTTGAACCTCACCATGTTTTTTGAGATGTTCATATGAATTTCTATAAATTTCATACTGAGTACAGTACATTTCAACTAAAAACGAATCAATCTTATCAACTGGCTTTTGTTCCTCAAGAAAGGGAACAGTTTTACGCCAACAAGCACTTGCGAGAGGAGAAAGGTGCTTAGGTGCACGATAGGACAACTTCCCGTCATTACTGTCTTTGAACTTCTTAGCTGTCATTTTTTCTCCTTTCTTTTAGTGTTTTGACCCCCCC